CTCGTCCTCCGTCGCCCTCGGCGAAGTCTCGCCGGGGCTGACGGCGCAGGCCATCGCACACGGGCACCAGTGGGAAGCGCAGGCCCTCTACGACACCGCCGACAAGTCCACCGGGGCGGGCTGGCGTGGGCAGATCGTCGGGCAAGGCGTCATCGGCAGCGGCCTCCTGCTCGGGGCGGAATACCTGCACCGCAACGGCGGCCGGTGGACGAAAGATACCGGCTGGCTCCGTGGCGGATACGCCCGCGCCTGGGGCCACAACAGCCTCCACCTGGTGCTCCGTGCCGTCGTGATGGGGCAGACGGACAACCAGGGCGCGGTGCAGGTCGAGTATCGGCGGCAGGAAGGCCGGGTTGTGATCGCTACGACCCAAGGGGTGCTGTGGTACACCCAGACGGCATGGCAAGCGGGCTACTACATGACCGCCACGATGGGCGTGGCGTTGTAGGCGAAGGATGGGTATGAGTTTCAGGGCCGATCTCACAGAGGCAGGGAAACAGGGCGTCTTGATCGCGGTGAAGTGGATCATCGGGCTGGCGCTCGCCGGCTGCGTGTCCTACGGCGTCGTCAACGATTACCTCGCCACCCGCACGCGCGCCGTGCGCGGGGATGCCGCCGCCGCCTACATCGAAAAGATTCTGGCGGAACAGCAGAAGGCGCAAGCCAAGCCGCCCGAGGCGCCGAAGTGAGGACGCAATGCTCCAGACGTGCGTAGCCTCAACGGACGATCTGACGACGGTGGCGTTGTCCAAGGCGATGCTTGGCATCACCGGCACGTCCGACGATGGGCTGATCGGCACGCTGATCGCGCGGGCGACCACGGCGGTCGAGGGCTTCCTCGGCTACCCGGTGCGCCTGCAGGTCTACAGCGAGTCCGTCGCGGGCTTCGGGCAGCGCAATCTCATGCTCGCGCGGACGCCGATCCGCATCGTCCTGCGGGCGTTTGATTCGACAGATACCGGCACGGCGACGGCGTTCTGCTCCAGCGAGTATCGGATCGAGGACGCGGCGGCGGGGCTGATCTCGCGGGACGCGGGCTTCGAGTGGACGGCGCCGATTGCCACCGAGTTCGTCGACAGCCGTCTGCCCGGGCAGGAAACGAAGCCGTGGCTCTGGGAGTATGCCGCCGGCTGGCAGATCTCCTGCACCACGTCCACCGGCTACGGCGTCACCAGCACGGGGGTCGAGGTGCCGGGCGATATCCTCATGGCCGTCGACGAGACCGTGAAGGGCTGGTATGTCGGACGCCAGCAAGATCCATCGGTGTCGTCCGTCACCGTCGGCTCGCTGTCGATGAGCTTCGGAGGCAAGGGGGGCGCGGTCCGCGCCGGGTCGTTGCCGTCGAGCGCGACGGCGCTACTGACGCGCTATCGGAGGCTGGCGTGATTCCGTCCGTTTCGGCCTGGCTGCCCTATATGAGCGCGTCCGTGTGCCATAAACCGCGCGGCGGGCAGGATGACTACGGCGCACCGACGTCGACCTCGACGGGCGTCTGGTATCCAGCGCATATCGAGCAGGCGGTGAGCAAACTCGGCGGCGCCGGCGGGCTGGAGGTCGTTACGGCGGGGCTGCACATCATCATCGGGGCGATCGTGGCGATTGACCCGCAGGACACGCTGCTGATCCAGCGCCCGTTCACGGCCCGGGGGTCAACGGGGGCGTTCTCGACGGGCGACGAGGCGCAGATGGTGCGCGTCGCGTCCGTCATCGGCCCACTGCTCGGCCACCACCATACGGAGGTGTGGACGGAATGAGCAAGGGGCTGATCGAGGTGAAGGTCACGGGCGCCGACAAGGTGCAACAGACGATCCTCGAACTGGCGCGCCGGCTGCCGGTGAAGGTGATGCAGGCGTTGGAGGTGGAAGCCAACCTCACGATAGAAGAGTCGCAGGTGTTGGTGCCGGTGATGACGGGCGCGCTCAAGTCCTCACGCTTCATCGGCGAGCCGAACATGGTCGGGAAGGACATCGGGATCATCTTCGGCTACGGCGGGGCGGCCGCAAAGTATGCGCTCGCGGTGCATGAGAACCCGCGCTCGGGTAAGACGGGCGGGTGGGGACCAGCGGGGCCACAGGAGATCGCGTTCCGCTATATCAAGGGGCGCGTCGTCCCGATTGGCGCGCAGCGGAAGAACTGGGCGCGCAGCGGCCAGTGGAAGTATCTGGAGCAGCCCGTCCTCGCGCGCACGCAGGGCTTCTGTGAGCGGATTCGCGGGTACGTGTTGGGGGATATCTGATGGGCACGCTCATCGCACTCGACCTTCGCGACTACCTGGCCAGTGGCCTCAGCACGTCAGACACGGTGACGGCGGGCCGCCTGGCGGCGTTCCCGGATCGGCAGGTAGGCGTGATCGAGTCGGGCGGGTTGCCCTCGACGCATACGATGGCGGCGGGGCCGGGGCTGGCCGTCATGGAGTGGCCGCGCGTGCAGATCTTGAGTCGCGCCGTCACCTATCAGGCGGCCGTGCAGATCGCGCAGAACGTCCACGGACTGCTCGATGGCCTGCGGGAACGCACGATCAACGGCACGCGCTATCACTGGAGCGAGGCCGTCCAGCAGCCGTTCTTGTTAGAGGAAGACGCGAACAACCGGTCAGTCATCGCCGGCAACTATCAGATCGCTAAGCAACGGAGTACCAGTACGAGCACGTAGGCCGTCGCAGGACCGGGCAGGACAGGACAGGGAAGGGAGGGACGGATGGAAGGCTTCGTCAATCGTTGGACTGACGCCCTCGTGATTCGGGGCGTCTCGTATGCGCCGGGAGACGTGATCCCGGCCACCGCTGACCCGGCGCAGCTTGCCGCCTTCGCCCGGCAAGGGATTGTGGAGCCGACGACGGCCCCGGCTCCCGCTCCATCGAAGCTGCGCCGGGTCACTCCGTCTCAGGATGCCGTGAAGGAGGAGGTGCCGGATGGCGGGTCGCACGACAGTACTCTGTAACGTGACGGTGCTGGTGGATGGGTACAACCTCTCCGGCGCGTGCAATGAGGCCACCGTCAACTATTCGGCGGAAATGCTCGACGCGACAACGTTCGGGTTGTGTACGCGCGTACGCCGCGGCGGGCTGACGACGTTCACCGTGGCGCTCAAGGGCTTCGACTTCCTCGGCTCGGCCTGTTCGCCGGAGTCGCTGTTCCAGCCCATCGTCGGCTCCTCGGGCCACATGTTCGCGTTCTTCCCGACGACGATCACCGGCTGTGCCGAGTGCGGATATGTCGGGCGCGGCACCGTGGAGTCCTACTCACCCGGCGGCACGGTCGGCACGATCATGCCCTTTACCACGTCCATCATCGGGACGGGAGCGGAGGCCTAGATGGGACTCGCCAAGGGCTTGATTCGCGTGCAACCGCTGGTGTCGGTGCTGGCGTCCTCGACCGGGCTGACCGGCTCGACGGGCCTATTCGTTGGCGGGACGACGGGGCCGATGGTTGAGACCTTCAACGGCGAGGTGTTTGCCATCTCGACCGCGTCCTCGACCGAACGCATGGCCTACGGGGGGATCTTCCTCACGTCCTCGGTGGCGGGCGTGGCCTGGACAATGAAGATCCAGTCGGCGACGGCCTGTGCCTTTGCCGCGCCGTCCGACCGCTTTACGTTCACCGCGCAGGCCTGTTCGGGCGCGCAAATGGCCGCGCCCATCGACCAGGTCAACGCCGGGTCGACGGACACGCAATTCTACCGGGCGGTCTGTACGGCCGCCGCCACCACGGACTTCCGCCTCGGCCTGATTTGGGTCGGCTTCAAATAGGAGAACACGACGATGGCAACGAAGGTGTACACGAACTCGCAGTTTCTGGTCAACGGGGTGGATCTCTCATCCTACCTGCAGGATCTCACGGTGAACTACCAGGCCGAGATGTTGGACGAGACGGCGATGGGCGATCTGACCCGCGCCCGGATCGGCGGCCTGAAGGTCTGGAGCTTCGCCGCCAAGATGAACGACGACTTCGCGCTCGCGGGGCCGTCGAACACGATCTGGAACCTCGTCGGCTGCCAAACCTGCGTGGAATGGCGCCCGGTGAATGCCTGCTCGACCGCGATCAATCCCTACTACTGGGGCATCGCGGCGGTGGATGGCTGCCCGATGGGCGGCACCGTCGGGACGCTCGCGCAGGAGTCGATCACGTTTCAGTCGGCCGGGGCGCTCACGCGCACGACCGCGTGCCAGGGCCAGTAACTCGGGAAGGGCAGGGCCGTTATGTTGATCGGGAACGTCGTCACGAAGCTCGACATTCCGCACGAAGCCGGCGAATGGGTGGAGGTGCGGAAGCTCAATCACAAGACCCTCGCCCGGGCCGCGCAGGTGCGGTCCGAGGCGGGGATCGCTTCGATGAAATCGCTCGGCGCGGAACTCTTGACGGCGCTGCGGCAGGCGCGGGACGAGATCAAGGAGGCGGCGGCGGCGCCGACGGCCGACGTCTACGACCGCGATCTCGTCCTCCAAAATGGCGTCATGCGCTGGTCGTACGCGCTGCCCGTGACGCCGGAGGCGTTGGGAGATCTGGATGCTGTCACCGCGACATGGCTGGCGTCAGAGATTATCACACGCTCGGTGGCTGCGCCGTCTCCGGAGTCGGTGGGAAACGCGACCGCGCCCTCGACCGGCTTCTAAGCGGGGACGAGGGCGCCGCGGTCCCGGTGGCGTATGTGGTCCATCGGGTCTGCGAAGAATTCGGCGTGCTGCCAGCGGTCGCAGCCCGCGCCATCGAGTCGGACACCGGCCTGATCGGGGAGGTGCTGGACGTGCGAGCCTTCGTGCGCGCGTGGGATCTGCAGGCCTCCTATGAGGCGCAGGAGCCACGATCGGACCGGGCGCCAGCCATCCCTCGGCCGCTTCGTGACCGCCTCACCACGGCCCGCGTGGCCCGCCTGATGGCCCTCAAGGGTGGAGGCGTGATCTGATGGCGATCAACGTCGGCGACATTCTCGCCAGTTTCCGCGTCATTGACGAGGCCACGGAACCCCTGAATCAGATTGCCGGGGCGCAGGAGGAGGTCGCGGCCACGCTGTCGCGGCTCCAAAGCGCCTATGCCTCAGCCGCTGGTCCGGTAGAAAACTGGAACAAGCTCGCCGAGGAGTTCTCAGGGATGCCGCTCGCGGAGAAGGCGAACGACATGGCGTCGGCGGTCGAGGCTATCGGTGGCGCCACGCGCCTGACGCAGCAGGAGCAGACGCGCGTCAACGCCGTCATGGAGGAGACGCTGCGCAAGTATGAGGCGCTGGGCTTGCAGGCGCCCCCGGCCATTCGTGACCTCGCCGAAGCGACCCGAGACGCGGCCAAAGCCTCGCAGGAGGCCGAACAAGGCACGGCGGGCTGGGCGGGGTCTCTGGCCTCGGTTGCCAAGGCCGCAGCGGGATTGGCGATTGCCAAGTATGTGAAGGACGTCATCAATTTCACGGGCGAACTGACCGACCTGTCGGCTCAGACCGGGATTGCCGTCCGCGACCTGCAACTGCTCAATGATGCCGGGTCGCAGGTGGGCGTCGGCATGAGCGAACTGGCGATGTCCTCCATGCGGATGACGCGCAATCTGGAGGAGGGCAACGAGAAGTCGCTGGCGGCGCTGAAGAAGTTGGGCCTCAGTTACGCCGAACTCAAGACTCTCGATCCCGGCAAGCAGTTCTTCGCCATCGCGGAATCCATGCGGAAGGTGGAGGACCAAGGCAAACTCCTTTCTATCGGCAACGACCTGATGGGGCGTAGCTTCATGCGCGTCCTGCCCCTCGTCAAACAGAACCTCGATGAGGCTGGCAAGAGCGCCGAGTTCTGGGGCCGCATCATGGGCGACGACGTGGTGGCGGCTGGCGATGATGCCGGGGATGCGATGACGCGCTTCTGGACGGCCATCAAAAGCGCTACGGGACAGATCATCGGTCCCTTCCTCCCGGCCTTGACGCTGGTGGTGGACTGGCTCGGGAAACTCGGCGGCGGGGTCGGGATCGTCGTCGGCGGCTTCATGAGGTTCATCACGACGCTGGGTGACCTGAAGGGCTTGCTGCAAACGCTCGGCGCCATGAATATCCCGTTACCAGAGATGCCGACCGCGCCCACGGTGGCGATGAACGATGCGGCCAAGGCGTTGACGTTGACCGAGGATGAACTGAAGAAGGTCGAAAAGGATCTGGACGAGCAGATCAAGAAGACCAACGAAACCCGTAAGAAAGCAGCCGAAGAAATCCAGAAGCAGAACGACGCCATGAGCGGGCAGGCGCAGATCGCCGCCACGCAGGCGCTGATCGCCACGTATGACCGTCTCGTCACGCAGGGACTCACGCCCACGATTGCGGCGCAGGCGGCGTTGCACAAGGCGGTCGAGGCCACGATCACGATCTATACCGACGCCGGGCGCACCATCCCACCGGCGATTCTGAGGGTATGGGAGGCGACGAAGAACGCCGCGGCGGGGATGGACCGCTGGTCGGCCGAGAACGTGGTCGTCTCGCGCACGCTGCACGATGTGGCCCTGATGGGACGCGAGGCGGCGCGCGAAGTGCTGCCCTTAGTCACCCTCATCACGAAGCCGATTTCTGGCCTGCCGCCGTTCCTCCAGTGGACGGGGAACGGGTTTGCGACGCTTCGGACAGAAGCGACGAACTCGATGGCAACGCTGAGCGGGCTATTGTCGATGCTCGGCGACGTCTTCGACAACATTAACAGCAAGATCGGGCAGACGTTCCAGTTGATGGGAAACGCGATGGAGGTGATCGGGACGAAAGGCAAGTCGATGGGCGACAAGCTGGTCGCCGGGTTCTCGGCGGCGGCGGCGGTGATTCAACAGTACGGGGCTGGGATGGTTGCGGCGGCGGTCGCCACCGGCGTGTTGAGTGGGGCGTCTGCTGGAGCCGCGTTGGCGATGATGACGAACGTCGGCGTGATGTCAGGGTTGGGCATCGCCATCATCGGCGTGGCTGCCGCTATCGGTGGCATCGTGAATATGTGGAACGCGCAGAACGCCGCCGCGAGGCAAGCTGCGACGGATACCGCGACGGCTTCGGCCGCGCTCGCCGACCTGAACAAGCAGTTCGCGCTCGTGGTCGGGACCACGGACGATATGAAGCGGCTTGCGACCGTGGTGGGGTCCATCCCAACGGGTCGGGAGATATTCGTCGGGGAGTGGCCTGTTGGCAAGTGGGTGCCGGAGATGATCTCGGTGCAGGACGCCCTCGACAAGATTACGGCGAGCAGTCTGACCGCTGCCGAGAAACTCGCCGCCACGAAGAAGGTCTACGAAGGCTTCCAGAACGCCGTCAACGACATGCTCAAGAGTGTGACGACCGGCTCGAAGCTGGCGTCGAAAGAACTACTCGCCTTCATGGAAGTCGCCATCACGACATCTGGCGAACTCGGGAAGCAAGCCAAAGACTTCAAGCAGGCATGGCTCGGGTCGGCCGCTGAAGGGCTGGGCGGGATGCTGGCCGGGCTCCAGACCTCGGCGACACTGCTCGCGCGCAAGGCCTCAGAAGCGCTGAGCCGTGCAGCCGGCATGACCGAGGCGGACGCGAAGAAGGCCAGTGAGGGGATCGTCGGGATCTTCGTCAAGACCCAGGCGCAAGCGACGGGCCTCGGCGCGGCGATCGCCGGGACGTTCGCGGCGATGGTGCAGAACGGGGCCTCGTTCAAAGACGCCCTCGCCGCGATTCAGCCGTCCCTCGATGCGTTGCAGAAGCAACTCACGGCCTCCGGCTTGCAGGGTGGGGCGGCGTTTGCGTACCTCGGGGCGATGTCGGCGATCGCCAACGATGCGATCACGGGTCCGTTGCTCGACGGGATCAGCGGGGCCAAGGCGGCCCTTGAAGGCTTGCATAATGCCGGCGTCTTGAATCAGGAGATGTTCGCCGGGCTGACCACCAGCGCGATCGACGCCTACAACGCCATCATCGCGCAGGGCGTCGATGGGCAGGCGGCGCTTCAGTTGATGCAGCCGACGCTCCAGACCATCTGGGAACTCCAGCAGAAATTCGGGTACGAGACGGACGCCGCGACACAGGCGTTGATCGACCAAGCGATCGAAGCCGGCGCCGTGGGCGCGGCGCATATGAGCGCGGCCGACCAAACCGCCGCCGCGATGACCCGCGTGGTCACGGTCCTCGAAGCGATGGCGCGCGCGATGGGGGTCACGCTCCCGGCGGCGGCGGCGGTCGGAGCCAAGAAGATCAGCGAGGAGTTCGCCAAGGTTGACGCGACGATCCACGAGCCGTGGGCTGATTGGGGCGCCCCGCCGGAGGTCGTGATTCCGTATCGGTTCGACCCGCAGAACGAGTTGCCCAGTGGCGCGGGGGCCGAAGGGTACGCGGCGGGGGGCGTGGTCCATGCGGCGGGAGGCTGGCCCGCGCCGTTCGGCACAGACACCGTGCCCGCGATGCTGACCCCCGGCGAGCGCGTGCTGACGGTGGCGCAGAACCGCGACTACGAACAGTCGTGGTCAGCCGATACGGGACGCGCGGAGACGTATCACATCCCCGTCGTCCTTGACGGGCGGCAGGTGACGGAGATCATCATTCAGCGGTTAGCGAACCGCTTGTCGGTCAATGGCGTGAAGGTGCGGTAGATGGCGTGGAAGATCGAGATCGGCCGAATCGGTTCCGTGGTCGATCGCACGTCCCTGATCCGGCGTGAGGGCGGAGCGGGGATCTCCCTCACCGCCAATGAACGCTCGCAGGCCCATTTCACTACGCTGCC